GATGGATTTGAATCAAAGAAGCGCATTATACGAAGCTCCCAAGACGATCTGAAGAAGATATTTGTTATCTTCCCAATATACTTCTGTGGATTCTTGGGTGTAAATCTGCCTTTATTCGTCGATCTTGGGTTCATTTTACTTCAGGCCCGTGATCTGAGCTACCCGTTACACCAGCAACAGACTGCTGCACGTCCTTTGACACACTGAACAAAGTTTTTCTAGCCTGAAGCTGTAGAAAAGATTGCGCAGAACTCGTGACGTTACCTTTGAGAGTATCTTTGGTTGATCCGCGTATTGCGTTAGCAAGGGTACTCTGTGCATCAGTGAAAACACCATTTAAGAATCCAGCAGCTTTCATCTTTTCTTCTATCTGTGGATCTTTAACGCCTGTACTACTCGGTGCTCCGGGGTATTGAGATAGAGGGGCTTCGCCTAGAATATCATGCGCACCATAAGTGTCCTTTTCAGGACCGACTAATGGGAGGTCCGATTTAAGTAATAGTGCGTCATATGTGAATGATACGGTCATTTCATTGCAATTAGATTCTGAATGATCCACGTTATCAAAGTCAAACTGCTCTATTCGTGGATGCACGAATGTAAAAATATTCTTGCGTGTACCGTGTGCGTAAATTTGCTCTAACTCGATCTTAGACAGTACATTTATTTCACCTTTAAGCAGAGCTCCTCGCGATGCTGCATATTCACCACCCACATGAGTAGTCTGATCTTCAAATTTGAAGTCCATTCCACGTGATTCAAAACTTTTCGAATTAGCAGGTGGGTCCGAATGACGTGAAATTGGTGAATATGCCCTACGATAAGAATTAAAAAAGTCCAATACGTGATTTCCGATATCATCATGGAAAGTCATATTGAGCTGCTCATGCTTAATATTCGTCAAGACCTGTGTGCGAAAGTTGTACATATTCACGGGCTGATATTCATACGTGACTTTGGGCTTATCAACATTCTTAATAAGGAATGAAAAGACGTCAGCGCCTGAAATCTCTTTATAAGCTGGGGTGAAATAAAACTTCACCATAAAGAGGAATCTATGCTTTGGAGCAAGATTGATAAGGTCATCACCGTATTTTGGTGACTGCCATGTCGAAGACATTGGTGACGCGCCAGGACCTATTCCGCCTCTAGTAGGTGTTGGAGATGGTGTCCTGTTGAATTCTTCTACGACGGCCCCAAGATTATTGAGTGCTTCTCTTTCAAGCTGCACATTCCAATTCTTGAGTTCATTTGACAAATCTATTTTGCTCACGCTTCGTCCGATGCGATAATTTTCTAGTGTTATTTATTGGGTGCAGCATACCCCACACGAGAAAGTCCGAAGACTTTCTCATTGAGTTTCTTACAGATTGCCGCCGATAGCAGTACCGTATCCAGAGGCTAGTATGTATTGTTCTATAAATACTTGTAACACATAATACAATTCTGGGAGATATACATGTTCGAAGATGAAATAGCGACACTATTTAGTAAGAACGGAAAAATCAATAAGAATGTGTCAAAGCTTCTCAAAAGATTCCCCGAGCTGACAGATGCGCTAAATCTCATAGATTCAAAAAACATTGCTGAAAAAATTCACTTAGTGTTAAACGGTGAAGATACTCGAGTAGTATGCCCTAGCTGTAACAGACCGCACACATTTTTAGGATTTGACGACTGCAAAAGTTTGGGGTATGCGCAACGTTGCACCAATGTGCAATGCCCAGCATATGATCATGCAGAAGCACATGAAAAAAGGAAAGCTACAGTAATAGAAAAATATGGGTTTTTAAGCGCATTTGGGAATGTGCTAGACGAACACGGTAATCAGCGATGGGGCGAAGCAGTAAAGAAGACGAAGTCTTCTGACGAGTACAAACAAAAATTTGCACTAACAATGAAGAAGGTCGGCAAAGAACGAGTAGAAGTAATGCGCAAAACCTGCTTAGAGAAATACGGTGTAGAGTATGTTTTTCTTAGGCCTGAATTCTACCAACAGCGCAACAAAAGAAAAATTGATCACATCAACGAATGTCTAGGAGAAAACTTTCAAATAACAGAAACTACGGTTTTGGGCAAACCGAAAACGCTATTACATACTGTATGCGGCACAATGTTCGATATGCCTCGTTTCAGTCTAACAGATTTTGATTTTTATTGCCCGGTTTGTACGCCTAAGGATCCTCGAATATCGTCAGGGTGTAGACAAGTGTTGGAATTCATTAAAGCCAACTATCAAGGCGAAATCATGATCAATGATCGAACTGCCATAGGACCATACGAGATAGATATCTATCTACCGGAACTCAAACTGGGATTCGAGTACAATGGACTTTACTGGCATTCAGAAAAACTCCCCAAGAAAGAAAATGCTCACAATTATCACAAATTTAAAGCCGACCTCTGTGACGCCAAAGGTATTACCCTCATTAACATTTTTGAGGATGATTGGTTTTACAAAACTGATATCGTCAAATCGCGAATTGCGCAAAAAGTGAAAAGTAGCGCAACCACTTTATATGCTAGGAAATGCACCGTGAAAGAAATTGACTCAAAGACAATGATGACCTTCCTATCATCAAATCATTTAAATGGTGGCTTACCATCAGCAATTCGCCTCGGTTTGTATCATGAAGACATTTTAGTATCAGTGATGACATTCTGCAAATCACGTTTCCATAAAAACATCGAGTGGGAAATATTGAGGTTTGCGTCTCTAAAAAACACCAACATCATAGGCGCGGCGTCGAAACTGTTCAATCATTTCACAAAAACCCTTGATCCAAATTCAGTGATGACTTACGCGGATCGCTGTTGGGGTAAAGGCTCATTCTATGAAACCTTGGGATTTACGTATGTCAATGACACCAAACCGGGTTATTCATATTATTGGGAGAAAAAATTCAAAAGAATATCCCGTATAAATTTACGAAAGAACTCTTTTGAGAAATTTTTTGAAGTACCTTGGGATGACATGTTAGACGAAGTTGCAAATGCTAAAAGAGTAAAAGCATACCGGATTTGGGATTGCGGAAGTTCAGTGTATTTTTGGAACAAGCAATAAAAACTGGAAGCCTATAGGCTTCCAGTTTTTTGCCATTTGTAATGAGTGAATTACAGATTGCCGCCGATAGCAGTACCATAACCCTGACCTGCTAGTTCATTACGTCCATGGTCAAATCGAATCGACAAGCTAATCTGTACAGCGTCTGCTGCAGAGTAGTCAAGCGAACCGTAATCTACGCTCATAATGATACAACCTTCTAGTTTCCAACGTTCAGTAACAGTTTCGTTACCATCTAGCATTTCTAGAGTGGTACCGAATTTGTAACCAGATGCGGTAGGAGTAGCATTCAACCAAGGGCCAGTTGCGCCGATCAATTTCTGCTGCGATTCCATTTGATTCTGAATAATTTGCGATGCACGACCAGTGATATCATCTTCAATCGTCAGACTTAGCGGTTCCCATGAATGCTTACCAGCTATGTAAACCACTGAATTGTATCTATGTAGTGGAATTTCATCAAACGAGATGCTTGGACGCGAGCATGTAACTACTTGCATAGAAAGATCCGTCGACTGTCCAGGACCACCTACACCAATATTTTGAAACAGTACGCGAAATCTATTACCTTGTTTAGGGTGAAGTACACCATTACCTACACCTGGAATACCTGTTTGCGATAGTGTTGCCATTTAACTTTTCTCCTTCATTGACCACACCAGTGGAATAATTTGTCTTATCTATTTAGAGAATCGGGTACTTTTACTCCTTTCCCCAATTAGAGCTGAGCAAATTCCTCTAGTCCAGCTTCAATCAGTTCTTCCTGAGCCATCAACATACCAGCTCTGCCTTTACCAAGATGTCTGTTGAGGATTTCTTCGACTTGCTTATTGTCAAGTTGAACCCATTGCAGACCTTTGATAAGTAAAAGACCTAGTACATGAGATCTGATTGGGTTTTCAGTGCCAAAGAAGTCACCTTGGATTTCAGCAATATATTTGTGCACGTCTTTAAAAGACGTGAGCTCGTTGTCGGAGCAATAGAAGTGGCCGCCTACGCGACTAGGCGCACCCTCGAGAGACGTGAGCTCGTTGACGGAGCAATAGAAGTTGCCGCTTACATGACTTGGCGCACCCTCGAGAGACG